ACCTCTCTCTTGGTTCCTGGTAAAGTGCCATTTAGAACGTCAGTATAGAATAACTGATATTCTTGGCCTTCTCCAAGCTCATCGATATCGTGTAAGTTAATACCAAATATACGATTAAGAGTACCATCAGCAGCAGTATAGATCTCTCTACGAGTAACTTCGTCAACTTGGTCAATACTCCAACTACGCATATCTTCCATAGCTTCTGGTGAGACGTAAAGATCTGTTAGCATACCTCGATTGTTGCTAGCAGAGTTACCTCCACCATTTCTACGCATAGTAGTTTTCAAAAGACTTACTAGACGCTTGGTTAGTAAACCATCTGGAGCATCAGTATCGTATACTACGATATTGCGATCAGTACCAGCGGCTACTAGAGTATGCCAACCATCATCGTTCATCTTCTTGACAAATGAAGCCTCAAGAACTTCCATAGCGCGACCAATAACGTCCCAGCGGGCGTCTCTGGCGTACTTTAGAAGATAGTCAATTGAAGCTCCAATGTCAAAGGTTGGAACCATGACATAATCGCCTTCAATGTGACGTTCTGGAATATGACCATGATTTGGTATGGTATAAGCCACGAAATCTTTTTCAGTACCTGGAGCAAGGAAATCTAGAGGAAATTCTGGAGTAGCACTTTGAGCAAGTTGAATTGCTTCATAAATACCGTCTAGAATATCTCCACTCAATAGAGCCTGCCTTAGTGGTAGTTCAAGAGCTTTTGCAAACTCAGAATTAGCAGCTAAAGCTACTTCTCTATTGGGTGAACCAGAACGAACAAGTAGATCGGTAAGTTCTGGTGTTGGTTTAAATGTTTCTTTTTTACCTGACATTTTATTCTCCCTTGTTAAAGCTTTAATCAAGTTATATGTTAACTGAAAGTTTGACGTAACCATCAGCATCTTTGCTGCTTAAAAATTGACCAATTTTTACACTGTTAGTGCTGCTAGTGCCGATAAGACCACTAACTCCAACATATGCATCAACACCAGCACTTGGGGTTGTACCATTTACCAACATATTGGTTGTTACTTGACCCTGACGAAGTAGTGTTACTTTACCACCAACTTGCACTTCATCTTTGTGCCAATTAATATGCTGTCTGGTTAAATCATAATTAACAACATCATTGAGTAGTACACCTAAAGGCTTGCTGCCACTTACAGTAGCGGCATAAGCCACAACTGCGTTAGCATCATCCATTGAAACTCCAGAACCAGCAGTAACAACAGATACTACCCCGCCTCGTTCGGCAACTGTGTTCATGAAAAAAGAAATATCTGATAATGCTTCTATACGATCTGTTTTAAGAGCCATGTTTATTCTCCCTTATTAAGTTTTTTGCCTAATCTAGCACAAACGAATTCAAGTAACTCTGCACGAGTTGTATTAACAGAAGATTGGGCATCACTGCCAACACCAAGGTTAACGTTTTCTTCGGCTTCTACAGTTTCTAGAACAGATGGATCAGTATTTGCAACACTTTCTGAAGCCTTATTTTTACCTGACTTCTTTGTTGTGTCTTCTTCATCTTCATCTTTCTTTGACTTATCAAGCCAAGGAGGCATTTTGCCAGCAAAGAGTGATGTCATAGCTTCAAAAGCATCATCACTGAGTGATTCAAATTTTGAGAGGGTGGCTTCTGATGTTTCTTCATCAAAGCCGTAGCTAAGCAAAGAAGCTTTTCTCTTCATCTTCTTTTCTTTCTTAGCCATCTCTTCTTCTTTCATCTTGTACTCAGCGATTGCATTATTAGCAACTTCTAGTGCAGCCTTCAAGTTTTTGTTTTCTTCTTCTTTCATTTTGTCATCTTGTTCAGTTTTTTCAACCTTCTTAGCCAAAGCTTCGTATTGGTTCTTTAATTCTGTTAGTGCTGAAGATAAAGATGCAATAGATTCATCCTTTGCTTGTATGGTAGCTTTAAGCTCTACTGTTGGATCTACAACTGTAGTAGAGTTTTCAGTGATTGAAGCTTCAACTTCTGGTTTAACTTCTTCTACGTTTGCTACTTCATTATTTGAACTCATAATATTATTCTCCGCGTTAGAGGTTGACTGACTGTATGATACACCTGAAATTAACAAATGATCTTTTTTTTCTGTAAATAATTTATCAATAATATCTTTTGTAAAAATTATACTGTCTGGATTGGCTGGTTTTTGTACGAAGCCCTTGCCTGAAAATGTTATATTTCTCAAGACTCTTCCTATCTTATAATCTTCATGTTCTCCTATTCCTCCATATGCTCGTAAATATTTAGTTAAATAAGCAGTATTATCATTTCTTGCTAATGTTTTATATTTTCCAGTAGTTTTATTAATTAATCCATAATCAAATCCTTTGAAAAAACATTCCATGCTGACAAATTTTTCGCCGGAATCAATTTCAGCAATCAGTTTTTCTGCTCTCTCTTTTAGTTCGGGACTACTAAATGCTCTATAAATTACTGATCCAGTTAATATATGATATTTTTCTGGTAAATTATCTATAGCTATAGTTTCATCTATAAGAGATCCATCTTCTGTTATTGGCCAATTACTGGTTATATGTCCTATTATAAGATTCTCATCATGTTCTAAATTAGTAGGCTTATCTTCTGGAGTATTTCTAGCTAACCATACTTCTGTTTTATCAAAAATATCATCATTTTTATTCCATGATGATGTTACTAAAATTGATTGAACATAATATAAATCAGAATCCTGAAGAGAGGCTAGTGTTCTGAAGTTTTTTGTTTTTAGAACATCAGATGAACATGGTTCGGCAACAGAAGCATAGCATATTGATGCAGAAGTTGAGATGAGTGGCTCTAACCCATCAACTATTTCTTGGGCAAATATTTTCATTCTTTTACCTCTTCTTGAAATGAGTCATACACTGTTGAGTAGAACGCGGCTTTAGCCTGTTTTTGTTCATCTACTGTTAATTCTTTATTAATTTCGGTTTTTAACTCTTTTAACCATACACTATATGCATTCACAATATCATTAGATATATTAAGTGAAGAAAATACTTTATTTATGTTGTCTTCTGTTACCTGAGAAAATGGGTCTAAAGAAAATAATATTTTGGTTTTAATAGCGTCTAATTCTTTAACTTCTTCATTAGATAGACTACGTAAATTTTTCTTGTTATAAAAATCTAATAAAATAGGGTTTATGGTATTACTAATTTTGTCCTGAGCTTCTGATGCCCATAACAATAATTTTGCACCTGTCTGTGGTTTGAAAGTTTTTTGTTTGCGCTTTTGAGTATCTTTAGAGGTCTTGGGTCTACCTTGTCCCGGAATACCTGACAAAGATTCTGGCGAATCTTTTGCCAACTTCGTTGGGCTAGAAGGCTGAGAGGGATTAGGTATTTTCATTTGTAGAGCTGGAATTTCTCCTGTTTTTTTCTTTTCAAGCTCAAGACCTACTTGACTAGGAGTAACAGTTCCTGTTTGTAAAGCAATTTTTTTCAAGGAATCTTCTATACGAGGATCATACCAAGGACCAGCTTTTTTGACCATTCGATTATTTTTTCTTTCTCTAAATTCTCTATTGAGTCTAGATTTCTCCATATCTGGGTCTAGTCCGAATCTTGATTGTAATACTTCATCCGAAATAACATTTCGGTCTGCTAACTGTACTAATAATGCCTTTTCAGCATCTTCATTACTTAAGTCCATACGATCAAATTCTATTTTAGCTGGATATTTAAACCCCATAGCCTTTTGTACTAATTCAATTTCTTTATCCCAAAATTCTACCAGAACATCTCTGCCATATTGAAGTCTTTGAGTTAAGGTTTTTAGGCTTATAAAATTATTGGTAGTACCTGCGGCACCAAATGTTCCAGTTAATGTTGGTGGAATACCCAGACCAGCATAAACACTATTCATATGTGGGATATATTTATTTTCACCTAAGAATTGATGAACATTAGTTTTTGATTCTATTAACTCTATGTCAGGCCCCCACACTAAATCCATCGTTCCCCCTCCAACATTATTTCCCAATAATTGAGCTAACTTTGCGGTAGCAGCTTTTGTTGGAGCAATTTTATGTTCAAGACTTCCTAGTTTAAAAATACGAATATTAGAAATAGCACCATCTAATGCTGCCATATCTGCAAGTTTTAATTTTTCTATAACAGTAATATCATCCATAATAGCATATACCATTGGAAAAGCCCAACTCTGCCAATCGTCTTTTTTATAATGGAATACTAATGTTTTATCAGGATCTAATGGATATGGTATTCTACTTTTAGCTGCATTAATAATTTGAGATGGTAATGATGCTACAACTGTTTTTTCTGCGTCACTTTTTGGATTGTTAATAAGTTTTCTTAATTCAGACGGCAAAATTAATTGATATGACTTTTGTTGTACAAAAGAAGCTAGTGGACCAGCGGCCACATCAACATAAAATGGATCTATAAAAGTATATTTCCAAGGAATTTCTCTTTTTTCAAGTGGTATGCTTGGTAAGTCTTGTATTTGTAAATCTGGACCACCTAAAGCTTGATATAGTTTTTCTGAAACTTTTAAACTTAGTTTACCTGTTTGTCTATTTATTACAACATTTCCTGTTTTATATAAGTTATTAAGAAATCTTTCACTTCTATCTTTGCCTCGAATTTTTTTAAACCATTGCCTATAAAATCTTTCTATTCTTTTATTTCTATGAACTAATCTTACTCCCTGAGTAGCAAAATCGCCCATCAAATCTATAACATTTTTTACTAAACCAACTCTTTGATAAATATCTTCTGCTTTTTTAAGAATGAGTTTTATTTCACGAGGTATAGCTTCGTCAGGACGAAAATAATCATAATCACTTCTGGTTAATCCTGGTCTTCCTGAAGTATTAGTATCAAGATTAGAATAATCAAGACCATATCTTCTCATAGCACTAGACTTTTGAATTAATGAATATTCAGACATGGACTCTGAAGATTCTTTTAAAGCGGCCTTTTTGCTGTCTAAATCATCACCCCATGCTATATATGCCTGTTCATTGGATAAGGTTGTATTGGGTATAGTTTCGCTTTTAGGATATCTCTTTTTAGGCATATAATTAATCGTATTGTAATAGAAATGGCAATAACATTACATGAAAATACACTTTTATCTATAAATTCCTGTATAAATATCATCATCATTAGCTTTAGAGGTAAACCATTCTGGACCTTTGTACATATTGCCAGAATGTTTTGCTACATCTTTAGCATTAGCTCCAATAATATCATAATTTACTGATTGTAGTGTTCTAGACATTTGTCTAGCTAACATATTAGCTATAACTAATGCGCTATATCGGTCTTTTCTTAATCTTCCTTTTTTACCATTAGGCATTTTAACTTCTGGAGTATCCCATCTATCTCTTCCTCCAGACCCTGTGCTGGTTTGTGTCATAACTATAGTGGTCAATTCATTCTTTAATTCTTCAATTTCTAAAATACACTCACTTAAATTATCATAAATTGGTGTTAAATCAGTATTTAAAATATTTTGACCTTCTTTATCTAAAGCTAAACCTAAAGTTAGAGCATCAAATCTAGGAAATAATAATACTTTATCTTCAAAATCTTTTCTTAGTCCATGATTAGCCTGAGTGGTCCAATCTGCTTTAGCAAATTGCACTAATTCTATTAAGTGTAAACCTTGCTGATCATCTGTTTCTTTAGCCTTATCATAATCAATAATAGGCCATAAAAGATGTTCTCCTGGCTCTAGTTTAGAAGGATCATGTAATGCTTCTTCAATAGCAACACCCCCACCCTGAGCATCCATACCTATTCGTGAACAAGGAAAAGTTTTCATAAGATTACGAATTTTTCTAGCACAAAATCCATAAAAATCATATTCTTTGATTAATCCAGTCTTTTGTCTTTCTTTAAAATTATTTCTATTAGTGGTCCACACATAAACTATTCTGGAGTGGTCAGGATGTATTTCTAAAACTATTATACTAAAATTATCTTGTTCGCTAGCAGGGTCTATTCCATATACATATCTTAAAGAGGTATTACCTGTTACTATAGGATCAAAAATAATAGGTTTACTATTAATAACTATGGGATTACTATCTTTTACTACACAACTTTCTATAAGAGTACGCCTAAAGAACCCTTCGCTATCTGCTGTAAAACAGGCAGCATATTCCATATTATATATACCAGTATGAATAGTAGCTTTAGCTCTACTTACTTGTTTATCATCCATGAATCCTTTTGGAATTAATTCATAAGGTATTCGAATAATACTATAATCTTTCCAATTAAAATTACTAGGTACTTCTCCTTTAAAAATTTCTTCTAGTTTTCTGAGGTCTCCACGACTTTCTATGATAGCTTTGTATCTTTTCCAATAACTAGCAAAATGTTTAAAATCATAATCTGCTGTTCCAGAAATAATAGCTTGATTACCCATTTTGGTATCAAGGGCTTGAAGCTCAGCATTCCATAATCCAGCTTCTGTCATAGCTTTACGTTTAGCTTGTTCTTTAACATTTTGTATTGGACTAGCGCTAACTGCTGCGAAGCCTGAAACAACCGTCTCGTAAATATCTGGGGATATAGAAGCAAATTCGTCAGCAATAATAATGTGGGCTCTTAATCCTCTGATCTTGCTATTGTGAACACATAGACCATTAGCATTATATTGATGAGAATTTTCAACTTCTATATCATATGTATAATTACTATTATAACTAATATCTTTAATAGTGTCTAATAAATAACCATCATGATATTTTTCTTGTGATGGCCATCTTTGTTTTTGAGAAATATATGAAAGTAGTGAGTCGTTTTTACGATTTAATCCAAATCCAATCTTATCTGCAAATTTTTTAACATTTATTCCATTAATTAGTAATTCATAAATAGTATTCCATTTGTCTTTTCTCTTTCTAGACTTAAGAGTAGATATGATACCATAATGTAATAGTATATAATGAATTTGTTTCATTAATTTTTCTGAAGTATTTGTTAAACTTATTGTTATTCCCATGCCTCCTTTAGACTTATTTCCTTGAACATGACCGTCTGTATCAAAAATACCTCTTAAACAAGCACTCATAATATCTTGAGAACTATGAAGAATAGGTTCTGGGATATATTTGTCTTTAGTATATGTATGATTTATATTCCATTTATTCATCCAGTTTTTAACATTCTGAATACTATCGTGATTGTAATGAACTCTATCAGAGCACTGATAAAACTTATAGCCTGTGCCTTTTTCTAGAGCAACAACTAATTCTGGATCGTTAGAAGTATACCTTAGTCTATATTTATTAGTCCAACAACCATCTCCTATCATTAATCCTAAAGCGTAAGCCTCATCTGTTGTTACATCTGTTTTACCTATATGCCATCTTTCAGATGAATCTATTAAAATTTTATCATTAATATTAATAGTATCTAATCTTTTCCAAATAACATCTTTTCCATCAAATACTTTTATTTCATGATTATGAGTTCCTTCTAAGGAAAATCCTTTATTTGTAACTATTTTAATG